TTCTTTTTCCCGCATAACAACCTTAAGGCTTTCGAAATCGTCCCTGCTGATTTGAGGGTAGTCGGCTTTACCGGAGGCACAGGCCCGTTCCAGCTTGTCGATTCTGATTTTCAGCGGATCACTGACAGCGTTGAACTCCTTGCGCCTGTCTCTTCTCTTGGCAAGCCAGTGACCAAAGAACGCTCCCAATATGAACGAAATGACAGCCCAGGCGAACGTGATGAGCCTGGGGTTAGTGTTGAACAGCAGTACAAACTCACTCCAGATGACACTCATAAATTCTGGCAACTCCTTTTGGTCCAGTTGGCTGCGCGTGCGGTTGCTTTTCCTGTCGCTGCTTACCTGAGCGTGAGGGCAAGTATCAGTCGTGACTGGCACAAGAATACCCCTGAGCGCCGCATACCGAAAGTGCTGGTTATCGCTATGTTTTCCATCCTGTGCATTCCTCGCGGGCTAAAGCCGTACCGGTTGAAGGTTTGGGAGCAGCGTTACTGGTTCCTCGATATGAAAGTTAGCAGCGGAATAGAAGCAGCTTACCGCGACACGTGGTGCTGGAAATTCAGTTTTGAAAAACGGTGGTGCCTATGAGCATGGAATTAATGGTCAAGGCCATGAAAACCAAAGTGGGAAACCCGCTTCGGAAGTTGGTTCTCCTGAAGCTGGCAGATAATGCCAGTGACAAAGGCGAATGCTGGCCGAGCCTTCGCAACATCGCCGATCAGTGTGAGATAAGTCGCCGTTCGGTGATAAATCACATCGATGCTCTTTGTGAATTTGGCCTCCTGAGAAAAGAGCATCGCCCTGGCGTCAAAGGGAATTCAAGCAATCTCTATTATCTGACTTTAGATGGTGCAGGAGCTGCACCAGGGGGTAGTGAAGGAGCTGCACCCCCTAGTGCAGGAGATTCACCAGGTAGTGCAGGAGCTGCACCAGGGGGTAGTGCAGGAGCTGCACCCAGAATCAGTCACTCTTTTGAACCAGTCAAAGAACCAGTCATTGAACCTAAATGTATTGGTGCACAGGCTGAAGCCCGTACACCTGCAAAGCGGTCTTGTCAGAAATATTCACCTGAGTTTGAAACCGCCTGGCAGGCATACCCAAAACGTGCCGGGGCCAATAACAAATCAGCAGCCGGGAAAGCGTGGGCTGCCCGCATCAAATCTGGCGTAACAGCAGCGAGGATGCTTGAAGGCGTCCAGCGCTATGCTGCGTTCGTGGCTGCTACGGGTAGATCCGGCACCGAGTACGTCAAGCAGGCCGCTACGTTCTTCGGCCCTGACCATCACTTTGCCGAAGCCTGGGATGCTCCGGCGCCCCCACAGCGCCAGACAGCTTCGCAGCAGAAACACAGCGGCTTCGACAGCCGGAAATACGGACAGACTCAATCACCAGCATGGGCGAGGGGGAACCAATGAGCCACAACAGCCACAACCGTGAAATTGCATCGCTGAATGCGCAGCTGGACAACCTGCACGAAGAACTGGGCTTCGCAGGCGGCAAGGTGCCAGCCATCGACAGATGCTTCGACCACAAAGAAACCCTGTCGGCTAACTGCAAGGCTCACGGTGAATTCCCACAGGTGCGTATCTGGGCTGAATACGCTGGCCGGGTATCAGAAAAGCGTTCCCGCTGCCCTGAGTGCATCAGCGCTGAAATTGCCGCTCTCACCTCACAGAAAAACGAGCTGGTGGTTGGCACCCTGATTGACGATGCCAGCATCCCTGAGCGCTTCGCGGGAGGTGAGTTCGGTAACTATCGGGCGGTGAATGCCAGTGCAGCTGAGAACCTGTCGCTGATGAAACAATACGCTGCTGCATGGCCTCAGATGCTGGCGAACGGCACCAGCCTGATACTGAGCGGCAAACCCGGCACGGGGAAAAACCACCTGGTTATCGGCCTGGCTAAGGACATCATCCGAAACCATCACAGCACTGTACTGCTGACCTCAGTGATGCGCATTGTTCGCGCCGTTCGTCGCACCTGGTCAAAAGACAGCGCCAGCAGCGAAGAGGACGTGATCGCGCATTACACCAGCCGTGACCTGCTGGTAATCGACGAGGTGGGCATTCAGTACGGCAGCGATTCCGAGAAGAACACGCTGTTTGACATCATGAACACCCGTTACGAGCGCATGTTGCCGACAATCCTCATCAGTAATCTGGTGCCAGCAGAAATATCCGATGCCATTGGCGAGAGGCTGACTGACCGGATGGTGGAAGGCGATGGTGCGACACTGATTTTCAACTGGTCCAGCTACCGCAGCCAGAAAGGAGCCACAGCAGCATGAGCAAGATTTGGCGTGATGAAGACATGGAAGGCGCTGTGATTGGTGCCATGCTGCTGCGCGGTGCCGACAATGAGGTGATGGACGTCATTTCGTCGCTGCCCGCCAGCGCATTTGACGTGTGGCAGTACCGGGAGATTTTTCAGGGCATCTGTGACCAGGCCAGAAGCAAGGGCCTGATTGACCCGATCCTGCTGGGTGAAAACCTTCCGCAGCACGCGGCGCTGATTTACGAGTCAGGAAGAAAAACATGGTCACCGGCTTCGCTAAAATCCTACTCAGGCCAGTTGAAGCGCTTTGCTTCCCTGCGTGATGCTCAGGCCGCGCTATCTGAGGCAATGAGCAGGCTCAACGATGCCCCCAACAGCGACATGGGGATCGCCGCACTGGAGGAAGTTAAGGCGCTGGTTGCCGCGATACAGACAGACGCTCAGGCAGTCAGGCCAGTAGCGCTGGATGAGCTGCTGCCAGCGGTTATCAGCAGGCTCGAAGAATAAGTGCAGGGCGATGCCGCAGGTCGCACAATCCGCACCGGGATAGAAGACCTTGACGCCATTACGGGCGGCTTCGACCAGACAGACCTGATTCTGCTGGCGGGACGGCCATCAATGGGCAAAACAGAGAGCGTCCTGGACATCATCGACAAGATTTCAGCATCCGGCGGCGGGGTATTGTTGTTCAGCATGGAAATGGCCGCGATTCAGATTGCAGAACGCCACGTTTCAGCAGCTGGTGGCTTCTCAGCGTCAAAGCTCAAATCCTCTGACAGGCTGTGCGATGAAGACTGGGCAAGAATTTCCCACGGTATCGGCCAGATGACAGGCCGCCCAATCTGGATTGTCGATGCGGCAGACCTGAACGTTGAAGAAATTAAGCAGATCGCCATCACTCACAAGCAGCAGCACCCCGAAACTGCCCTGATTGCTATCGATTACCTGCGCCTTATCCAGCTGAAGAGCAGCAGCCGCCACGACCTGGCTGTCGGGGAAGTATCCAAGGGGCTTAAAGCACTGGCTAAAACCATCCGCACCCCGGTAATGGCCCTGAGCCAGCTTTCGCGCAACGTCGAACAGCGTCCGAACAAGCGCCCGGTTAACGCCGACCTGAAGGACTCCGGCGAGATTGAGGCCGATGCCGACATCATCATGATGCTCTACCGCGATGAAGTGTATGACCCGGAATCCCCGGCGCGCGGCATTGCAGAAATTAACATCACCAAAAACCGTAACGGTGCACTGGGCACGGTCTATCGTCGCTTCCATAACGGTCACTTCCACGACATCGACCAGGCCGAAGCGCAGAGCCGCTGCCGTGAACAGGTACAGCCAAAATCGTCAAACACCCGTAGTTACGCCAGAGGGGCAGCAAATGCGCACAGATAATCCAGCACACAAAGCACTGTTTACAATCCCAGCCGCCTCTCAGAGCCAGGAGATTGCGGTAACAAAGCCGCTGCCTGAGCAGCAGGTAATCACCGGGCACAAGCAGACTGACGCCTATCTGTGGGTGCTTAAAGTTATCCAGACGAATGAGCCGGCCTACCTGCAGGTGGCCGAGGATGCGCTGGCAAAACTGAAAATCACGCCGAAGCAGGCGCAGGAGCGATACAGCCAGTACCTCATGAAACAGGGCGTTGCTCCATTCCAGATAGCCTTCAGCACCATGTCGATGGATAACCCCGCCGGGTACATCAGCGGCGCTAAGCTGGCCATTGAGAGTGCCTGCAAGGTCCGCGCTCAGTTCGGCAGTTACGATGCCGCGATGGATAACGTGCCCGCAG